GATCCACTCGTTTTCTCCTTTCTTTGATTTTTTATCATGCAAAATCTCGCATAATTAAGCTGCCGGAAGTAGTCATTATTCGCATTTTCCCACATTGCCGGTAAGGTACTCAGCCGTGTTTCATAACACTTATCGCACACCTTTTTCCCTTTCATTGTTGGATTTTTGCCACATATATAGCAAATGCCGTAGTCCGGTCTCTCTGAACGTGACAAATCGCATCGGTTTTTGTCTCTATAATTTTTCAGATACGCCCTGCATCTCTGGCACAAACCACCATTCTGTGATTGATGTTTTCCGCATCTGGGGCATAGACCGTTTTCGATGCGTGTCTGTTTTAACTGCCTTTTCCTCAGCCGATCTTTCTCTTTCTGTTCATCGGTTTTCCCTTTTTCCGAATAACTATCTTGAAATTGACCCAAACACTCATAACATAGCTTTTTGTTAGGTTCTGCTGGATTTTTCCCACAATGAGTGCATATCCCAATCCTTTCATGGTATTTTCGGTTCTGCTTGCGTAATTCAGAATTTCTTGCCGCACAGTCAGGACACATGGATCTTTCCGGCGTTGGGTTTTCTTTGCCACACTTCGGACACAATCCTCTTTCCCTCATCTCTTTGTATGATAATTTTCTCAATCCATTTCAGAGGTTCCCGGGATTTATGCGCGCTGCCCTTTCCTCCGTTACTTTTTAACACCGAACTTCTCATACATTTCATCCAGTCTCTTTCTGGTCTCTTCTGACATACCGGATGGTGGTTCGGCTTTTTCCTCCGGCACTTCAATCTTTTGCATTTCTATCTGTGGATCTGCTGCCTTTTCCATAAGTGCTGCGTGTTTCTTCCCCATATCGGTTATGAGCATCCTTACATTCTCCGGCAGACGTGCCTCTTCTTTCATCCGCTGCACCGAAGTCCGATAGTTCCTGATAAAGTGTGACTGTTCAATGGTTGCCACTTGGTCTGAATCCATCAACGCCCACTCTTTGAGGTTTGCCGCCGTTCCAACAGCTCTTTGGCACGCCTCCGGCAGTTTTGCAAATTCCTCTTCTGAGTTATAACCGGAGTTCCTTAACGCCCTCTGTACCAACGCCCATGCCTGCAGTTCGCTCATGCTTTCTTCCGCCGGAGCAATTATCTCCGTTGCTTTAGTGCGAATATCCGCGATGGTTGGTGGAAAACGTTCACTCGTCATGTACTTTTGTATCGCCAAATTTGCCTGCTCATACGGAAGATCTTGTAATAATCCATACCACACATCGAAAGCGTCTTTATCTGGTATGAATGTCGGCTGTGCGTAGACCGCTTTCATAGCTTTTACCAAAATCTTAAATTCTTCTCTTTCCATTACCAGCCATCCACATCCTTTACTCTGTTTCCAATGCGATCTCCGCTATTTCTGTATGCAGAAGATGATTGCAATTTATCCCAAATAATGCCTTTCCATCCATTCGACATACATTCATCAATAAGATTGCATACGGCAGTATCTCCATAGACAGAGACCTTATTGGCAACCTGTTTTAACAACGACTTCATGCCCTGTTCCTTATATCCGTCTTTCCGTTCCGTCTTATACTTGAACCATTCGCGAAGTTTATCTGCCATTACATCAGAGATGGTGTACTCAGGGAGAAGCCTTTCAAAAATTGATTGGGTAGTTTCCCTCTTTCCCCCTTTTTTATTTTCTTTCTCTAACTCTTTCTCTAACTCTTTCTCTATGTTACCTTTTTGAACGTCAACGTTACTCTCTGTTACACGTTCGTTACATTCAGTGTTTTCGGG